CATAAGGCTTTAAAACATACATTTCAATTCCGTTAGCTTTGCCAAACCCAAATGCTGGTATTCTTTCAGGTTTCTCATTAGGTTTTAAATCTTCCCAATGACTAGAATAATACCAAGCTTCAATATCTCCATCGTCATTACATTTTTCCGCTCTTAATGTTTCCATCGGGAAATGATGTACTTCTTTTACTTTTCCATTTTTATAGACTAATTGAAAAGCAGCCATTCCCAGAATTTTATAATCACTTATAAATCTTCTTAAATCTTGTTTTTTAAATAGCGACATCATTTGAGCATATTGCTCAGGTCTTTTATCTCCATCATGCGCTGCAAGACCTTTACCATAGATCATGTTAGACGTTCCTGTGCAAATTGAACGACATGTAGTAGAATTATTATTAACTTGAATTATATAATTAAAATAATCATTATCCACGCCGTACTGAATCCAATCTTTGCTTTTAAGTTCTATAACTTCTGGGGCTGTATATGCCGCAAGTTTGGTTAAGAAAAATTCGCTCATAATACCACGTATTCGTTAGTTGTTTCATGTTTAGTATAAACGCCATCGTTTATGCTGTAAGTACTTATTGTTTGATCCGTACAAAAAATCATATCTCTATAGACTACAGTTGTTCCATTATTTAATACTTTAAGCGTGTAAAATCTACCTTCAATAAGTTTAGGACTAAAAGTAACATCGCCTTTTAAATAGTATCTATCAGTAACAAAAGTTAAACCTGTATAAGTAACAGGCGTATTAGTGTCTTGATCAGTAATTACAATACTACTAGCAACATATTCACGTGGAATAAATTTTAATTCTTGTGCATTTACGCTAGTTGTTAGTATTATCATTCAATAGGTTTTAATATAAACACGAAAAGGGTAAAACTGTTTTATAAAAAAAAGGCAAAACGTGAAGAAATGCCTTTAATTTATTTATAAAAACAATGTATTAAGTTCCTAATACGATGACAGTATTAGTCGTATCTCCGATTATAGAGGAAATAATGAAGTTAGCGGGAGATTTTTCCATCCCAGTAATAACTAAATTATATCCGTTTAAATCTCCCATTCCAGCTCCTGTCACTGTTGAGACAGCTACTTCACAACCATTTTGAATTCCCGCTAAATAGTAATTATCGTTATAATCTTGTACGATTATTTGCGGTCTACCATACGAAAGAAGCTTCATTTGTGCTGTCGTAGTTTTGTCTTGTTTTTTAAGTGCTACAGTTCCCGTTTGAGTCCAGAAACTCGTTCCGTTTTCTCTGCTATTTTCATTTACTTGATCAAAAGAATTTGCTCCTTTAAGATCGTATTTATAAAAAGTAAGTGGTGCAGCAAAACCCGTAATTTCATCTCCCGTTATTGTAACTCCTCCATCTGCTGGAGCGTTCAATAAACCTGAAGTATAAGCTCCGCCAATGTAAACTGCTATAATTCCACCGACTGAGTCTTTACATGGTTCTAATCTGCCCAAGTTAATATCACATGCCATAAGTATTTGATTTTCAATTTGTTAGCGTTACAGCCAACAGTTATATTAAAATATTATAAGGGGGAAATTAATCCCCCGTATAATAGTAATTAGTAATCTATCCCGCGTAGTAGACTACGTTTGCGCCTACGCCAATTTGCGCTGCCGCTGTGAACCTCATTATAATTCTCACATTCTGACTTCCTGTAATTGGAGTTTGATCAATTGTGCGAACTTCATTATAATCCGACATCAATCCTGTGCCAAAAAATAAATTAGATTTTTCCGCAGCAATCATGGAATTATCTGACATCCCTCTTGCCACAAAAACAGGAACTCCGCCAAATGTTAGGCTACCATTATCATACCACTGTGTTCCTCTGTTTTCAGAACCAGCGTTTGAAGTCGCTGCTACTGAAAATCCACCTAATGCGCGAACGTATAATTTTTGCGCTTTATTACTGATGTAAAGGGTTAAATCTTCCTTACCGTAAAGTGCATTAGGAATTAAATCAACCACTTTTTGCATTTCATCGATTATGTTGGTAGCCGTTAAAGGAACTGCACCCGCAACATCTAAAACAGTTGCATCCGCAGCCGCGAGTGTCTCATACCCGTCGTACTCACCAGCCTGTGCTCCTCCAAGATTTCCAGTCCAAAGATTAATTTCATTTGCAGCAGCTACTTTGCTTGCTACATAACCGATTAAATAATCTGAGAATGAAGTTGGTAATCCGTTATTATTAAAAGCACTATATCCCATCTGAATGGCATCCCACGTACTAATAAAGTCGGATTTACATAATTGAAGATTTACTTGAAATTCCAACGGTTGGAGAATAACCTCTGAAAGAGTTACTGAAGATGAAGCTACGAAATCACATGTTCCATCTGTGATTAAATCGCCAGTTTCGACCTTTTGAATAACTTGTTTAAATTTGATATTTGGCATAATTGTTACTGCTCCAGCATCTAATGTAGAAGCGGTTAAAAGTGCCGCCGATATATATTTACCAGAAAATTCCCCCGCATAAGTGGAAGTAATTGTTACAGCAGTTGCTAAGTCTGTTCTTTTTGACATAATTTTAATTTTTAAATTTTAATTGTTATTAAATAATTTCGCGAATACTCTGTCTTGAGTACTCATCGGTCTGTTTTGAGCGTAAGTATGCATTTCTGTTTTACTTTTATTCTCAGGATTGTGATTAATTACTTCCGAAGTTTCAGAAAACTTTTCAGTTACTGTTCTAGTTTTTAAAGTTCCTTCGTCAGTGTCAAAATCTTCTTTTTCTCCATCTCTGGATTTTAAATCAGCGACAGCATCTTCTAGGTTTTTAATTCTAATTTCCATCCCTTTCCAATCGCCAACTTCAGCTTCTTCATCCGCTGCATCGACTTCTTCTTCAACAGGTGCTTCAACTTCTTCTTTGACTTCTTCTTCGACCTGTTCTTTGACTTCATCAATGATTCCGTCTTCTTTAACGACTAGCATCATTCCATCGTCCAAGATGTAATCTCCCGCTGGTACGGGAATTCTTTCGTCTTCATCTGTCACGATAAAAACCTCTCTACCTTTTTCAAAAACCTCACTTTCAAAACGTGTGCCATTTTCGAGCTTGCGTTCTTCAAGTTTAATTTCTAAACCAAGTAAAGTTTTAACTTTGTTTAAAGTTTCTTTTGAGTTCATATATATAAATGTTTATTAATTACAATTATAATATAAACCGACATTGTAAGTTTCTGTTGTAAATTCAAGCGTTCTAACCTGATTTTAAGTAGTGTTTTATTGAAATTCAGTTACTAAAAATTCATTATTGGATTCCGTTAAAAGATAGTCTCCATTTTCAGCAAGTATTTCAAATAACACAGTGGGAGTATTCTGTCCTGTTGTCGCACCGATTCCTTGATTCTGTAAATTACCGTTACAGCATTTAGAATTATAAGTATTGTTTTTGCAAAGACATCCCCTTCTACCACCTACTGGAGATGTTCTGCTAGGCGTTGGTGTTCGATTCCTTGAGTACATCTATAATATTTTTTAGTAGTTTATCTTCTTCAGTTAATTGATCTGTTTTATTTTCTTTTACTTTATTGTTTAATCGATCCGCAAAATATCCTTCTATAGAAAACCCCACAATTTTATTTTGTTTTACATAATTATCCCAGATGTCATCATTATCGATTTTCATGGAAACCATCCACGTGCCTAAAGGTAAATCCAGACCATACTTTCGCGATTTATCATGAACAGAATCTTCTATTATCCAAGACTCAACTACTGTCATGCCTTCTAGTTTTTCTTCTGTATGCTCCATTGTTGCCTGACCTTGATTGCCAGCTTTTAAATACATCTGAGAAGCTTTGACTACTGTATCTTTAGAGAAGAAAATATAAAATTCTTGTTCTCCATTCTTGCGATAGATCGGTCGGTCTGGAATTAAGGCTGCCCCCATCAAAATTCGTTTCTCTTTTGATACTTCAGCAAGTCTTATCTGTTCTTCGTTTTTAAGTGCTAAAAAATTTTCTTCTATTGCTGGGGCAGAAACCACTGAAATAGCTTCTATTCCAGATAGTTCTTCGTTTTCGTCAATTACTAATTCTATTATATCCATTTTATAAATTGTATTTTAATATAAACATGATTTCTTCTTTATTGTTTTATTAACCGCCTAATGTTGCGCCTTGAATTATACCATTTTCTAAACTCTGAGCAGTAGTCACATCTTGTGAAACTACATACGCCTGTATTGGTGTTTGCTGTTGTTCGCCTAGTGCTGAAGCTATTTGATTTGAACCGCTTTGACCTACTATATTAAAGGAAGGAGCTTGAGCACCAGCAGAAGCAACAGACTTTAATCCCGCTGTGCCGCTTGATCCTGTTGGTTTTGTAGAAGCTATTTTTTGAATATTAACGGCGGCAAAAGCACCAGCCAAACCCGCCTGTATAAATGGATACGCTGGAAACCCCGCTGTTATTGGACTATCATTTGCAGTAGTAAACGCATTTTGAACACCTTCATAACCGCTGATTGTTGCTTGACCTATTGCCATTGCTTTTCCGATTTTGCTGCCTTTACCAGCGATCTCGCCAATTAGTGCCATTGATTGTTTAGCAATGTCTAGTTTTGCATCGACTACAGCTTTTTCTAGCTTTTTTTGTTCTTCTGCATCAGTTTCTTTACCTTCTAAAATCTTACCATCCCAGTAAGCAATAATAGCCGCTTTTTGTTCTTCTGTAGCATTTAAATCTTCAAGTTCTTGAAGTTCTTTTTCTTTTTGAAGTATTGCTTTTTCTTCTTCTTTAACAGCTCTTTCTTCTTCAACAGATTGCTCAAATTCATCTTGAATGTCTTTTATACTTTGTAAGCGTGTTTTTTCATCTTC